CATTGGCAGTTTTATAAGCCGCGGTGTAGGGGCCATGATTGAGCAAAGACTGAAGAGGCATGGCTACGACATCTCAAAGTTGCAAGAGATGCACAAAGCTTATGCGAAGGATGCGTCGATCCACGGTGAGTGGGCGACGTTAGACTTATCAAGCGCATCGGATACTTTATCGGTGCAGCTTATTAAGCGGCTACTTCCGGATGACTGGTTCGACTTCATGGAAGCGACCAGAATAAACCAGATAGCCGTAACCAAAACCGAGTTTGTGCTGACAAAAACATTCAGCACCATGGGTATTGGTTACACATTCCCTCTTCAAACGTTGATCTTCCTTTGCTTGTTACACGCGATACAAAGCCTGGTGCCAAGATACCAATTAAATCCGAAGATTATTTCGGTATACGGCGATGACATGATTTTCCATCGGCGTATGGTACCAGAAGTTTTGCCCGTGTTTCAAGAGTTAGGCCTCATAGTTAATATTGATAAATCATACTATGATGGACCTTTCAGGGAGTCCTGCGGTGGTGATTACCACCGGGGTGTGGACGTTAGACCGTTTCAACCAGAGAACGGTCGGGCGAATTTAGGCGATAAAGCCTACGAGGCGGCTCTTTACAAAAGCGTCAATGGTTTATTACGACGCTGGTCAGAGCACGAAATTGGTCGCACATTGCACTACCTAAAGTCTGAGATAATTGGATTGGTCGGTAAAGTTAAAACCGTGCCACACTATTTCCCAGATGATAGTGGTGTAAAATGTGCGGGTTTGAGGTTGCCCGATTTTCTGGGCTCCGGAGAAATCGCTGGCCGGAAGCATGTGGGACATGGTCTGTACCGATTCCCCTATCTTAGATGTAAATCTAAAGAGAAAGGAGAGGAACGACATGAACCCTACTACTGGACAGCTCTTCGAGGACTACCTACTGACATTCTTTGTTACGACGGTGGATCACCTCCTTGGCCTACTACACGCACTCAGTCACTTATTAACGACTGGGCCGGTATAAGCCTTGCTGTGGAAACCCTGAAATGGGTTCCCGACCCCTTGCTCGTAGATGGTCTACGACGCAAGCCTCACGCCCTGCGAGCCGACTGTAAGTCCTTTAAAAATAGGAAAAGAGCAATCAGACTGTTACCAAAAATACCAGTCATTGTTGCTCCGCTTACAGCCAGGTACACGCGCCAGATCGGTATCTCAGTCTTCTGAGAACCGCAGCCGGTCCTTTTGGGCCGTAAATC